AATACTTTGTCGGCAAGGCTACTTCTCAGCCTTCTGCCGCCGAACACACCCTTCTTCAGACTGACCCTGAGCGACTTCGAAGCACAGGAACTAGCACAGCGGCCAGACGCCCGAGGCGAGATCGAGGCAGGCCTGAGTGCAATCGAGCGCGCAGTCATGGAAGAAGTCGAACAGAGCGGTCTGCGGGCCCCTCTTTTTGAAGCGCTCAAGCACCTGATCATCGGGGGCAACGTGCTCCTGTACCTGCCAGCTAGCGGTGGCATCCGTGTCTACGGTCTGGATCGCTACGTGGTGCAGCGTGACGAGAGCGGCAACGTGCTCGACATCGTCATCAAGGAAATGGTGTCGCCTCTTGTGCTCGACGACGAAGTCGCAGCGCTTGTGACCGACAAGAAAGAAGGCGAAGACGTCGCTGTCTACACCAAGTACTACCGCGACGGTAAGCGTTGGCGGCTGTACCAAGAAATTGACGGCAAGATCATCCCCGGCTCCGAGGGCTCATGGCCACTCGACAAGGGTCCGATGATGGCCCTGCGCTGGAACCGCATCGACGCCGAGAGCTATGGCCGCGGCTACGTCGAGGAATACTTGGGCGACCTGATCAGTCTGGAAGGACTTTCGCGTGCAATCCTCGAGGCCAGCGCAGCTGCATCCAAGGTGGTTTTCCTTGTGCAGCCGAATGGCGTGACCCGCATGCAAGACCTTGCGGAAGCTGAGAGCGGTGACTTCAAGTCCGGTGTCGCAGCCGACGTGTCGACGCTGCAGGTGGCTAAGCAGGCTGACATGGCAGTGGCCGCTCAGACTGCGCAGCGTATCGAGCAGCGGCTGAGCCAAGCATTCATGCTGTACGAGAGCATCACCCGCGACGCTGAACGTGTCAGTGCGACAGAGATCAGCATGCTGGCGCAGAGCCTCGAGCAGACCATCAGTGGCCTGTACAGCAACCTTGCGCAAAGTCTGCAGCTCCCACTGGTCAAGCGCCTGATGGAACGGATGCAGAAACAGAAGCGACTGCCAGCACTGCCCGACGGTGTGATCCAGCCGAGCATCGTGACCGGCACTGCAGCGCTGGGTCGAGGCAACGACCTGAACAACCTGATGCAGTTCATGCAGACGGTCAGTGCTCTCGGGCCGGGCGTGCTCGACCAGTACATGAACATCGACGAGTTCATCATCCGCACAGGTGCCAGCCTTGGCATCGATATGGGCGGTCTAGTCAAGACGCGCGAGCAGATCGCGCTTGAACAACAAGCAGCCATTGAGGCGCAGCAGCAGGCCCAGCTTGCACAGGTTGCGTCGGCTGCAGCTCCGAACACCGTCAAGGCGGTGGCCGAGCAAGCTAACCAACAGCAGTAAGAGGCACCTATGGGCGAGACCCAACAAACTACCCTGCCATTCCCAGAGGACACGCAGCCTACTCTCGAGGAGTCCGAGGCGCAGCTTGTCGAGGATGGCGTTTTGCCGGCTACTGAGGACGACACAGCACCGTCGTCCGAAGAACCAGCAGCCGAAGCGCCGGCAGAAGAGCGACCGGAATGGCTACCGGAGAAGTTCAACAGCGCTGAGGACATGGCCAAGAGCTATGCCGAGCTGGAAAAGAAGCTGAGTCAGCAAAGTGAAGAACCAGAGCAGCCAGAAGCTGAGTCTACCGAGCAAGCACCCGCTGTCGACGGGCTCATCGGCGACGCAGAGCGCGAGTTCCTCGAGTCAGGAGAGCTGTCCGAGGCGACGTTCGATGCGCTTGAAAAAGCAGGTATCCCCCGAGCTACTGTCGAGGCGGTGCGGGACATGCGCATGCGAGAAGCAGAGGCCAACCGACAAAACATCGTGAACGAATTTGGCGGCGACGACCAAGTCAACGCGATGCAAAATTGGGCGGCGGACAATTATGACGACGGCATGATCGAGCGACTGAACGGCATGCTGAACAGCGGCGACTACGCGCAAACGCGCATGGCCATGGCGACGATCAGCACAGACTACAACCGCGCTGTCGGTACGACCGAACCAAGTCGGCAGATCGGTGGCATTCGCAGCGGGCCTGAGGGTTTCCGTTCGACCGCCGAGATGCTCGAGGCAATCAACGACCCGCGCTACAAGAACGACGACGCCTTCCGTAGCGACGTTGAGCGCAAGATCGCGAACATGGACGGCTAACATGGACATGCAGCTCAGCGAGCGCGGTCTCGCACTCATTGCGTTCTATGAAGCCAGCGTCAGTCTCCAGCTGCTGGACGGCTCGACGCCTTACCCCGGCGGCTACGATCGGGTGCCCAAGAAGTACCTGACCGTGTACCTCGACGAGCTCGCGACAAAGCCTGTACCAACTGTCGGGCTGGGCACGACGACCTACGACGTCGAAGGCCTCGAGGTCGGCACTGAGTTCAGCCAGCGTGACGTGCTGGAGATGTTCAGGGCCACGATCGGCAGGTACGAGGAAGCGGTCACCGATCTCGTGCACGTTCCCCTCAACCAGAATGAGTTCGATGCGCTTGTGTCGTTCGCCTACAACGTGGGCACCGGCGCGTTGGCCAAGTCGACACTGCTCAAGCAGCTCAACGTCGGCAACCGGGCCCTTGCTGCAGCCGAGTTCAAGCGCTGGACCAAGGCAAACGGTGTCGACCTGAGTGGCCTGATCAAACGACGCCAAGCTGAAATGGAGCTGTTCCTGCGCAAGCCGACGAAGCCCCGCGAAAACATCAGCGACAGCCGGACCATGCGTGCAGCTGGTGCGCTGACTGTTGTGGGTACAGCGACAGCTCTGGCACCGGCCATTGGACCGCTCGAGCAGTTTGCAGTGTTTGTCGAGAACCACGTCTGGGTGGCTGCGCTGCTGGCTGCAGGTGTCGGTGCTTACCTCGTAGCCGTCCGCTGGGACGACTGGCGAAAGGGGAAGCGGTGACATGCTGGCCCATCTGAAAAACTACCTGATCGCAGCAGGTGCAGGCGCGTTGGCTGTCCTGTACCTGTTCGCCACACGGGGGCGTCGAGAGCGCGTCCGACGCGAATTACAAGACCACTATACGAAGGAGGGATACAGTGCGATCGAAGCTAGCCGCCTTGCTAACTCTATTAGTGATGACGCTCTGCGCAGTGAGCTGCGCCAGCGTGGATGGCTCAGAGAAGGCGACGATTGACCGCGCTGTATGCGCTTCTTGGCCGACAATCTACGGCAGCTGGGCAGATACCGACTACACGCTACGGCAAGTATTCGCCTCTAACCTAGCCCGTGAACAGTTCTGCCAACCTGACTGACACCTAACTTGCGGCCTAGTTCCGACTAGACAACCAAAGAGATCGTGACCGTCAGCTGTTTATCCAACCTTTTGCGTTCTAAAAAGGAGGCCGACAAATGGCTAACGCAACTCCGTCCCATCTCGGGATCAAGAACGCCGCGAGTTACTCCAGCCCACAGGCTGATGAGAGCACCGTAAACAGTGCATCCTTCGCGGCAAACAACGCCCTTTTCATCCGTGTATTCTCGGGTGAAGTACAGGCACGCTTCCAAGCGCAGACTGTTCTGCGCGACAAGACCCGCGTGCGCACCATTCCAAGCGGTCGCTCGGCAGTGTTCAACGCTGTTGGCAAGACCACCGCAGCCTACCACGTGCCCGGCACTGAGATCGTCGGCAGCAACGTCAAGCAGGATGAGCGCATCATTCAGATTGACGACGTACTGCTCGCGTCTACCTTCGTGTCGAACTTTGAAGAGGCCCTGAACCACTACGATGTGCGCTCTGCCTTCTCCCGTGAGATGGGCGACGCGCTTGCGCAGACCTACGACCGCAACCTTTTCGCCACTGCTGGTGCTGAGGTTCTGTCGCCTTCGTCTGCAATCGCTGACCAAGGTGTAGCTGAGGCGATCACCCTCGATGCGACCCCAACCTACGCTGAGCTCGTGGATCAAATCTACGTCGCAGCCCGTAAACTGGACGAAAAGAACGTCCCAGAGAACGACCGTTACGTCTACGTCAGCCCGACCGTTTACTACGGCCTGCTCGGCGTCGACAAAGTCTTGAACCGTGACTTCGTTACCGGCAACGGCGACTTTGCTGACGGCAAGATTTTCCGCATTGCTGGCATGGGCATCATCAAGACCAACAACATGCAGGCTGACCACAGCTCCACCTCCGTGGATTTCCGGTCGAAGTATGACGCCGACATGTCGAACATGCAGGCGCTGATCATGCACCCGGAAGCTCTCGGCACCGTGCAGCTCGGTTCCTTCGGCATGTCCACTGAGGCGGAATACGACATCCGTCGTCAGGGCGTCCTGATGGTCTCCAAGATGGCTGTAGGTCACGGCGTTCTGCGCCCTGAGTGCATCATCGGCATTACGACCGACGGCACCAACAACACCCTGTCCTAAGCGGACACACGGCGGTGGCTCTTTCGGGGGCCACCCCACCCTCTTTTTCCCAACTAGGATGAGAACAGATGGTTGATTTTGTTACGGCGACGACGGAGCTGGAAGCTGTCAACGTAATGTTGACGAACATCGGGGAAACGCCCGTTGCAAGCCTCGAGGACGAACAGGTCGTCGACGCCGCCATGGCAAAGTCAATTCTGGGCAACGTCACTCGCGAGGTGCAGACGCAGTCATGGCATTGGAACACTGACCTGCAGCAGAAGCTGGCACGTGGTGTCGACAAGCGGATTGTGCTGGCACCGAACATCATGCGTGTCGCACCCAGCGGCGCAGATGCGCAGCTCGCGGTCGTCCAACGCGGTCGCTATCTCTACAACCGCATGAGTAACACCTATGAGTTCGACGCTGATGTCACGTGTGACGTAACGATCGCTTTGCCGTTCGACGAAATGCCAGAGGTCGCGCGGCGTTACTGCACCCTGCGCGCGTCGCGCATGTTCCAAGAGCGCATGATCAGCAGCGACAGACTGAGCGCAATGGACCGAGCTGATGAGTTCAAGGCGTATGCTGACCTGCTGAACGAAGAGGCAAAGGTCGGCGGCTACAACGCGCTGAACGGCAGCGTGTCTGCACAACGTATCGTGTCGCGATACGGATTTAGCGGGAGCTAAAGAATGCCACTAATCAGCGACACTATCGCGAACCTCATCGGCGGCGTCAGTCAGCAGGCTGAGAACCTCCGCTTCAGTAACACAGCTAACGAGCTGAAGAACGCATTTGCCTCGCCCGTCAGCGGCCTGCAGAAGCGACACGCAGCGGAGTTCGTGAGCGAGCTGCAGCTGTTCAACAGTACAGCCGACCTTGCGATCGGCTCGCGTGCAGCGACACACTTCATCAATCGCGATGCTGTCGAGCGCTACGCCCTTGTCGTCGACAGCGCTGGCCTCAAAGCCTTCGACGCCGACACCGGCGACGCGATCGAGGTCGAATACACTGGCGGCTCGATGCCGAGCTACCTGACAGACGACGGTGATGGCGGCACACTGACCGACTTTGCAAATGACCTGCGTTTTATTACGGTCGCCGACACAACTTTCTTGCTGAACCGCAACGTCACTGCCGCCGGATCGACCGGCAGTAACTTCGCAGACTACCACAAGGCAGCGTTTCAGCAGCTCGAGTTTGACAGCGCACGTGGTGGCTCAAAGGGTGGCCGACTGGTCGACGACGACATCAAGACGAGCGGCTCGGCAGGCTACCGGACGATTTACATCAGCAGCGGCAAGAATGCTGACACAGGCGACTTCGCTTTAGGCTACACCACGACGACGGGCAGCTTCATGCCGTTAGCGCGCATCGAGTCGGCTGCTTCCGCAGCTGTCTCAACTGACGATGTTGCGGAGGATTTTGTTAGCGACCCTGTCGGCAGCTACAATGCTCAAAACACCGTTGCCAACACTAAAACAATCAGACGCTACTCTGGGCCTCTCGACTCGACCGTAACAACGGCAACCCCACGTCGAATACCTTTTGTCCGTGTCGGCGACACCACCTTCAAGTACGCACCTCCTGCGAGCACCCCTAGTGCACAGCGTACAGAATTGACTCTGCAAAACTTCATGGTCAACCTGTCGGGCTTAGGGGATAGCGATGCAGCCTCGCAAGAAGCCGTGTTCACTGGACCGTACCATCTATTTGAAGACATAAAGCAAAGCGGCTCGACCCTGACTTTCCGCGTTGTACGCCCCGCTGCAAAGACCTACGCACCGGGAGATGTGGGGCAGTCAGCCACCTTCACTAATTACGTGCGCGTCAACAGTGCAGGCAAATTTGAAATCAGTGATGACAATGGTTCTACTTACCGAGCGATTACTGTGTCGCATACTGATAGCACCGCAGACATTTACCTGAACGGCCACCTCGCGTCTTCTACTGCGGACAACAGTGAACCTAGTACCTACTCTTGGACGCTAAGTGCGGCTTTCCAATCTTGGAATACTGCGACTGAGAATCTTGCCAAAGACATAACCAACATGATCCTCGACTTCGACAACTACACTGTCGGAGTTACTGACGAAGAGCTTCGCATCATCGTGGCAGACGGCGCAGGCTTTACCTTGACTAAGTCTGCAGCTGGTGGTGTCACTGCCTTTGAAGACCTGCCGCCTGAAGCAGCCGACGGTCGTGTGATCAGCGTCGGTGGTGTCGGTGAGGGCGACGGTACTTACTACGTCATCGGGATCGATGGTGAGTACGTCGAGACATACGCTGTGCCGTACATCATCGATGACAGCACCATGCCGCACGTAATCAAACGTAAATTCCGAAACGACGGCACGCCATACTTTGAGCTCGGACAGCACCAGTACGCAGCGCGTGTGGTCGGCGACGAAGACAGTAACCGCGTACCCTCGTTTATCGGTAACAAATTGAACGACATCTTTGTCTACAAGGGCCGGCTGGGCGTACTGGCTGATGAGAACGTCATCATGACCGGAGCCAACGAGTTCGCGACCACAGCTAACTTCTTCCGCAAGTCCGTGATCCAGCTCTTGGACGATGACCGTATCGACATCGGCATGAGCACCGGTCGTGTCGACATCTTGAAGAACGCAATTAGCTTCGCCGACACATTGATGGTCATGTCAGATCGCGCGCAGTTCAAACTGGTCAGTGGCACGGCGCTGTCGCCGAACACGGTCTCGATCCAGCAGTCCACAGCGTTTGCTGTGAGCCCGACCGTGCAGCCGATCAACGCCGGCAACGTGATCTACTTCGCCCAAGACAATCTGAACTTCACGACAGTTCGCGAAATGGTCGCGGAGTACGACACCGACATTATCGAGACCAACGAAGTCACTGGACAAGCGCCCCGGTACATCCCCAGCGGTGTGTTCAGTATGGCTGTGTCGACCAAGAAAGAGCTGCTCGTCAGCGCTAGCAGTAACGAGCCGAACGCGCTGTACGTCTACAAGTACTACCGCAACGAAAGTGCGCGCCTACAGAGCGCGTGGTCTAAGTGGACCTACAACAGCGACACACGTGTAGTCGGTTTCGAGTTCATCGACGACTACCTTGTACAGATACTGAGCGTAACGACGCCTGACTATGTCGGCTCACTGGAGCTGGCAGCTGGCGCAACTGTGCCAACGCACGGCACAACAAGTACGAGAACGTACCTTGTACGCACAAAGATCGAAGAGATCACCAGCGTGTCACCAACGAGCTTCCCGATGTTGCTCGACTTCCTCGTGCCTCGCAGCAAGTGTGTGTCGGTCACCGGACTGCGTACAGACGACACGAACGCAGCGGTCACTGGACTGCCACTCGGCACGGACAGCACGACGATCGAGCTGCCCTACCGCACGACATCACAGAAAATCACAGCGCTTCGCAGCGGGTCCGACGACTACGGTACTGCGATGGTGCGCATTGCGGTGTCGAACGCCAAGCTGAACCCGCTAGCCGGCGGCACGGTAGCTGAGCTGACTACACGGACAGCCGCGTTCTTGGCTGCACCGTCTGCAACGACGGCTGCTGCGATCAACGCAATCCTCGATACGACAGCAAAGAACACCTACCTGACCGTCTTTGGCCGGCACGACACTGAGCAGACTGACTCGCTGCGTCAAACCTTCGACGTGACGGACACGCCCGACTTTAACGTGGGCATCGAGTACGACTTTGAGTTCGACCTGAGCCCTATCTACTACAAGCCCGGTGACAGCGCTGTGGGCCGCAACGACACGCGGCTGCAGCTGCGCTACGCGACGGTGACCTACGACGACAGCGCTGGGTTTGCTGTCGAGATCACGCCTGTAGGGCGCACGACAAAGCGGCTGACGTTCAACTCGCTGACCTTTGGCGA